TAGGTTGATTCAGTCACGCGAGAAAAGTTTGGCAATGAAGGTGCCCGAGGTGTTCGCACCACTAGCACCGGCCAGTAGGTACAAGGGTTGTTTTGGTGGCCGGGGAAGTGCTAAATCCTGGTTCTTTGGTGGTCGATTAATCATGGATCATGTGGTTAATCGCGGTCTGTCATCGGTTTCATTGCGTGAAGTACAGAAGGACCTTAAGTCATCGGCAAAGAAGTTAATCGAGAATTTATTACTTAGATACAAGTTGGGCGAAGCGCAAGGATTTAAAGTATTCAACGATAGGATACAAACTCCTGGAGATGGTGTAATTATTTTCCAGGGCTTGCAGGATCATACTGCCGAGTCAGTTAAATCACTCGAAGATTTTGGCCGTGCTTGGGTTGAAGAAGCGCAAACGGTATCGGCAAATTCGCTTAACTTATTACGACCAACTATCCGGGCACCGGGATCAGAGTTGTGGTTCTCATGGAACCCACGCCGAAAATCCGATCCTGTGGACGTGATGTTACGCGGTGAAGAACAACCAACAGGTAGTTTGGTGATTAAAGTCAATTGGTACGATAACCCATTCTTCACCGCCGAACTTGAACAAGAACGACTAGATTGTTTAAGATCACAACCGGATCAATACCCTCACATCTGGGAAGGCGAGTACATAACGGTAAATTCCAGCGCGTATTTTGCCAAGGAGATAACACTGGCACGTGCTGAGGGTAGAATAGGCGGCAATGTCCCGGTTGATCCATTGATGACTGTTCGGGCGTTTTGGGATATTGGAGGCACTGGTGCGAAAGCCGATGCCGTGGCTATATGGGTGGCGCAGTTTATTGGAAAGGAAATCCGCATAGTTGATTATTATGAAACAGTCGGACAGCCTTTGGCGTTTCATCTCAATTGGTTACGGTCAAACGGTTATGACGAGTGCTTGTGTGTATTACCGCACGATGGTGCACAACATGACAAGATTGAATCGATAACGTATGAGGGTGCAATTAAGAAAGCAGGATTTCCAACAAAGGTTATCAAGAACCAAGGTACCGGCGCAGCAATGCAACGTATTGAAGCGGTCCGGCGGTTGTTCCCGGCAATGTGGTTCGATAAGAAATGCGAACCAGGGGTCGATTCCGCTTCGTGGTATCATGAACGTAAAGACGAGAAACGTAATATAGGACTAGGCCCTGAACATGATTTTAGTAGTCATGGTTCCGACGCGCTAGGGTTGCTTGCCATAGCATACGAAGAACTCGTTAAAGAAAAAACAAAACGAAACGTGGTGTTGCCGCGTTATACATCATTAACACCGGGCATGGGCTATTAACGTGGAAGATTACACAGAAGAACAAATTAGTGAAATGAGAGCCGCAAAGCTAGCGTCGTTCGCTTCATCTATCGTTAAGAAACGTGCGGAAGCTAAAGCAGGTCGCGCCAAATCCGGCATAGAACGAGTTTGGCGCGAAGATGAATTGTACTATGCCGGTATTGATGATGCTAACAACGAAGAAGGTGCGTTGAAACCGGCAACTAAGGATGGCGTTGTTACAATGAAAGCAGGCCGTGCCGATGCTGGTAATAACCGATCTACTGTTTTTGTGAACATCACACAACCGTATGTTGATAGCGGTGCCGCCCGCGTCAGTGAAATGTTGTTACCCACGAACGATAAGCCGGTAAGTATTAAACCTACTCCGATCCCGGAAATCGGTGAAGATAAAGAATCCGACGAAATGATGCCGGATGGACAAACATCGGTAGCCGATGCAGCGAAAGCGTTCATTGTTGAAATGGAACAGAAAGCCGAAAAAGCTGAAACTCAGATTTGGGATTGGCTAGTCGAATCCAGGTGGCATTCTGAAATGCGTAAGGTTATTGAGCAATGCGCGTTATTGGGCGTTGGTATTATTAAAGGCCCGTTTCCGGTTAAACGTAAACGCAGGAAGATGAACCAATCTGATGGTGTTATTGAATTGGTAATTACCGATGAAATGAAACCGGCGTCAAGAGCGATTGATGTTTGGAATCTATACCCCGATCCGAGTTGTGGAAATAATATACACAACGGCAATTATATTTTTGAACGTGATCTGATAACCAAAAAAGAACTATCCGATTTAAAAGGAACCGGTTACATTGATGATCAAATCGATGCGGTCATTAAAGAAGGTCCGAGTAAAAAATACATTGACAATCCTGGTTCAGAAGAAACGTGTACCGAATCGTATGAAATTTGGTATTACCACGGTTATGCCAACGCTGAAGAAATGAGCGCAGCCGGTCATGATGCCATAGAGCACGATCAAATCCCTGTCATTCTTGTTATGGTTAACGACCGTATTATCAAAGCGTCATTATCAATCATGGACAGCGGCGAGTTTCCATACGATGTGATGAGCTGGAAGAAACGCACGGATCATTGGGCAGGCGTGGGGATTGCCCGTCAGGTTCGCACAGCTCAGAGAATGGTTTTGGCGGCTACACGCAATATGATGGATAATGCCGGTATATCTGCCGGACCTCAGATATTCATGAAGCGGAATAGCATCCTGCCTGCCGATGGTGTTTGGGAAATAAGCCCGTTAAAAATCTGGTGGGTCGATGAGGATGTTACCGAAGGCGAAGCTCACTCAGCAATAACGACCGTACAAATACCAATGATCCAGGGTGAACTTGAAGCCATTATACGGTTGGCTATGGAGTTTGCAGAACGCAGTACATCAATGCCCATGTTGTTACAAGGTGATCAGGGGTCTGCTACTCATACAGTTGGCGGCATGACCATCCTGCAAAACAATTCAATGTCAGTATTACGGGCAATTGCCAAAACGTTTGATGATGATGTTGTCGAACCACACGTTACCCGTTATTACGAATGGTTAATGATATACGGTGAAAACGATGACATGAAGGGGGATTTTTCGATTATCCCTCAAGGCTCAGCGGCATTCTACGAACGTGATAGCCAGAACCAAGCCATCATGCAACTGATACCAATGGCGGCCACACCGGGCTATGGATTGAACCCGGAAAAACTTATGGTTGAATTGCTCAAGATGAACAAGATTAGTCCTGAACGAGTTAGTTTTACCAAAGAAGAAAAGGAACAACAGGCACAGGCCGCGCAAGGACAAGGCGAACCGAGCGCCCTGGATGTTGCAAAACTTAAAGTTGATGGTGATTTACAAAAAGCCCAACTGGTTCAACAAAGCGACAAGGAAGAACTTGAACTTAAAGGCGATGCCATGCGCGCTGAGTTTGCGCTTAAGTTGCAAATGCAGCAAGAACAGTTCGAACATGAGTTAAAGATTGAACAGCTCAGATTACAAATGAAGATGATGGAGTTATCCAGTCAGCAAAACATTAGCCTGGAATCAATCAAAGCATCATTGGCCGATAGTGCGCTCAAGTTACAAACACAAAAGGAATTATCACGGGAAAGTTTAAAACCCCCTCAAGTATCCATGCCAGAAACAGAACCAGTGGGACAAGCGCCCAATGGACAAGCATATCAAAGGTAAAAATATGATAGAAAAGGACCCTACTTTATGGGGAATATCGTCTTGGATATTCGCCTTGTCGATGCCCGTTGCCGGTGGAATGGTAAACTGGTACAGCAAAGTTAGAAAAGGCCGTAGTCGCATATTCAATTTTGTTGAACTAATTGGTGAGATATTTACCAGCGGCTTCGTTGGACTCGGTACGTTTATGTTACTGACTTCATACGATCAACCGCCCGGCGTATGCGCTGCCTTTGCTGGTGTATCTGGACACATGGCGACACGGATATTGTTTTTGATTGAACAATATGTTGAAAGTAGAGGTAAGAGGTTAATTGATGATGAACAGTAATTTAAAAGGTGAATGAAATGAATGATCAAGAGATTGAAAAAGAAATAATTGCTAAGAACTTGATTGCACCGAGAGTAACACTCGAAAGAGTTGAAGGTGCTATAGTTGGGGAAGATTACCATGTATTCCCAGGCACTACTGTTACCGTTTGTTTGTTAAAGTTGGGTAACGGTTTCACTGTTATCGGTGAAAGCGCCTGTGCTAGTCCTGAAAACTTTGACGAAGCGTTGGGCAGAAAGATAGCTAGGGATAACGCTAAAGCTAAAATATGGGCATTGGAAGGGTATTTACTGAGACAAAAGCTTTATGAACAGTAATTTAAAAGCCTTCTTAGATATGATTGCCGTATCAGAGGGAACAAGCACGAGCCAGGCAACCAAGTTAAACGGTTACGATGTCATAGTTACCGGGTGGGACAAGAAGCCTGAAATATTTGATGATTTCTCACATCATCCGTTTTCAAAGGGGCGCAAACCGAAACTGATCAGTAAAAAGTCCGGGTTATATAGCACGGCCAGCGGTCGGTATCAATTCATGCGTAAGGATTACGAGCATTACAAACACACATTAGCCCTGCCGGACTTCGGACCGGACGCCCAAGATAAGTGGGCAATACAATTAATTCGTGAACGTCGTGCGCTAAATGACATATATGATGGTAAAATACAAGCGGCTATTGCTAAAGTAAGTAACATATGGGCATCATTACCCGGTGCCGGTTATGGGCAACATGAGAATGCAATGTCAAAGTTATTACTGGCTTATACCAAACATGGAGGAAATTTAGCTTGATATTAACACCGTATGACCTTGAAACAGAATTGTGGAAAAAGATATACAAGCATTATGAAACCCTGCTTGCATCTACACAAAGAGAATTGGAAAAAAATTTAACACC